GTAGTAATGGAAGAATTGGAAGAATTGTATCTTCTTCTGTTTCATTACCTAAGTAGCTCTTAGCAATCATCTTGATTGTGCGTAGTTCGATTTCTGTTAGTGCTAGACCATCTTCTGAACCTACTGCGACGCCACGTGAGTCCATGGTACCAGCTGGTGCTGTACCTGGAAGTGCTGCTGCTGCAGTGATAGTTGCATAGTTTGTGTCTGGCATGATTGGTAGAACCATACTTGCAGTTGTCATAGCAATTTCACGGAACATAGGAGCTAGAATTAGCTCTAGTTGGATTTCGCGTTCGATATTGAGTGAAACTTCACGCTCGAAGTTATCGGTCGATACAGCAACAGATGACATTGTGTTAACCTTCTGAAGAAGATTCTGTGCAAATTCTGTGTTATATCCCTTTCCAGTGATACGACCTAGTAGGAATGCATCGTCCATTTCCTGGGCGAATTCTTTCTGCCATGTATTGTTGCTGCCACGATCAGCGAATACACGCTTGCTATTGGCAATGTTCTGTAGTTCAGCTGACTTTTCAGCTAGTTCTGTACGTAGACCTTCTAGTTTTGTGTTTAGGTCTGTGTTGTCATCCTTGAAGCGCTTCTCTAGTTCAGCAAATAGCTTTTCTTCTGAAGATGCGATAACTTGTGCTACGATCTTGTCGTTAGCGGCCTTTTCGTCAGCAGCCTTCTGTGCAGCAGCTGCATCAGCGGCAGCCTTTGCTGCCATTGCGTCTGCAATGCCTTTCTGAATCTGTGCGTTAATTGTTTCGTCGTCCATTTTAATTTTCCTCGACGCCATTTCAGCGCCCTCTGATGAGCCTCCGGTTTCAGCGAGAGGCTGACCACCTAGAGCATTTTCGAATTGTTTTCTAAAAGTAAGATAGTCGCTTTGACTATCAAATGATTTAGCTACAGAGAATGTAGCGTCTTGATTACAAGGTATAGAAACTACTGATACCTCAAGTAATTCTGCATCTTTAACGATTAGGCCATCAACTGACTTATCGTATTCCGCATCTTTAATTAAAAAGCCTACAGAGAATGTCGAAAGAACTCCTTCTTTGACTAAGTTGTGAATATCTCCAGCACTCTTGCTGATGATTCCCTTGATCTTTAGTCCTGTATTATCTGTAAGTATTTCTACAACCTTGCCTATTGGTTTATCATAATTATGATTGAATAGTAAGATTGGATTGGTTTGAAAGTTTTTTAGGCCTCCCTTAGTCCATGCAGTAGATAAGATTCTATCAGCTGAACGGTCAATAGCGTTTGTGCTAGCATAACCTGCTATAATAAGCTCGCCGTCACTATCTTCGTGCATGTCCTTGATGGAGGAATCAAGCTTAAATATTTTATTCACACTATTCTCCTCTGGAGCAGGCACATTTTCGATACCTTTTCTATTAACTTTAGTAAGCGTAGAAAAACGATGACCTACAAGAGTATCAGTTTCTACTTCATCCTTATATATCCGAATGAGTGCAGCAGGGTCTTCTTTAGTTGCATCTATGGAGAAGCTGCTATCAGGAATACCTAAAGTGCCTTCTCTCATAATGTGCTCTATACGGCCCATTGCCTTTCCACCAGAAGAGTTCCACTCTACAAAATCACCAAGTTTTAAATCTTTTGGACCTGCTGTTTCATGTACGTCTTCTAGACCATCCTCGTCTTCATCTTCAGAGTATTCTTTAGTATAGTCTAGGGATTTACCTTCTAGCCTATCTAGCGTCTCACTCTTGGCTCTAGCCCATGTCTGGCCGGGGTCTCCACCCCAAAGTGCCCAAGCAACTCTACCGTTAGAAGGAAAACCAGGCTCTCCAGGACTAAATCCTTCACCTTGTTTATCTACTTCGTGTCTGCTGAAAAAGCTATGCATTCTACGTACAGTACTTGGTGATAATTCTTGCTTATTTACAAGTTGCCTTGCACGAGCTAGACCTACCGGAGTACCTCCGTCGAATCCATCCTTTCTCCAGTCGAGAGCTTTTTGTGCCTCTTTTGCCATGCCATCGGTAGGAGTTAAATCAATATCTTCTCCACCTACTCTCGCCATTATTAAGCTCCTTTAGTCTTTTCGACTGCTGGCTTAACTGCTGGTGCAGGTGCTTCTACTGGAGTCTCTACTGGAGCTTCTGTAGACTGGGCTGGAGCTGAAGGAGTAGTTGGTACTGATGTAGAACCATCATACTGCTTAATATCTCCAACCATATTTAATAAACGTGACCATGATCCGATTCCTCTTTTTACGAGTTGGAATCTAATTGGAACATCATTAGCGTTTTTATATTCTTCTGCAGTTAGTACTTTACCTTTGGAGGCAAAATATGCACCAATCTGCTCTACGATATTTGTTCGTCTAGTCATTAGTTGTTTCCTGTGTTATCTTGAGGTGGTGCGCCCCCTTGTGAAGGATCTACTGCACTTCCTGCTACATTTTGAGGTATACGTACATCGTCATGTCCAGGTAATACATCCCTACCCATTCCAATTCTAGCTTCATTGGCAGTAATAATACCACCATTAACTAGTGTTGAATAGAAGGCTGCTTCGTCTCTTAACTCTGGCTGTAGAGCGGGTATTCCGGATACGTTCTCTATAATCTCAAATCCAAAGAACATTTGTAACGCAGAGTTCACCTTCTTAATAATAGGAATGATGGTCTCTAAGTAGTATAGTCTATGGTTTGGTCTAAGATTAGCGTTATTACCGCTATCAACTAGGACAGGTGGTACGCCTAAAGCCTTTAAAATTACTTTTTCGTTGGTGTCTATTGACCCAGCGAAATCTAAATCTTTAAAACTGACAGTAGTTAGTGGATCTACCACCATACCGCCGTCTAGAATTAATGGACTTCTTCCGCCAGACTGAGGTCTGTAAGAAGTCTTCCAATCTTCTTTCATTCTTTCTTTAATACGGTGACTTAGTACGTCCGGACTTCTAATCACTAGACCCGGTACTGCCCCGTTTGTAAAGAAGTTATCTTGGAAATCTCTCATTGACTTCATAAGCTTCATTGTTCGTAAAGCTGGTTTTAGTCGAGATGCGCCTCTATAAAGTGAAATAGCGCTATTATCTTTGATATGAATAATTTCATTAACATTGAAATCTATAGTCCCTTGGAACGTATATTTCTCAACGTATGTTTTTTCGTCTGAGTAGATAGTTACCTTATTAGCTGGTAGCTGATATAAGTGCTGGCCGTCCCAATATAGGAAGATGTTACCATCAATAATCAGGTCCATAATCATATTTCGTCTAAATGAGTGAATGTCTTGGAAGGGGTTGGGCTGAACATTTAGTAATGTTTCTACCGTTTTCTTCTTTACTCCGCTTACTTTAGGGAATCCAATCTTGTCAGATCCTACTTTGAAATTTATCTCAGCAGCATCGTCAATAATCATATTAACTGCGCGATTAACAATTTCTAAGTTTTCATAATAATAAATGTAAGTGCGTTCTGGCTCAGTGCTAGGACTTTGTGACTCCATATAGGAGATCCAGCGCTGACCAGGATTTAGTTTTTCAACTAGCCAACTTCCTAGTTTCATATTTCTCCTTTTGGATCATTACCCAATTTTTCTGCTTATCAGCAGTAAAAAGTGCTGGATCCTTACCATAGACACTATGAAGCCTCAGGTGATGTTCGTGGCACAGCGTTACAGTTTGGTTGTAGACCTTATCTTCTTCTTCAAGTATAAATTCGTCTCTGATTTTCAAGATGTCATCTACTACTTTAACTGTATAACCCTTCGACTTACACCACTTATTAAACAATGGAGTCATTGTATAATAATGATGAAAATCGAGAGATTCTGTTGCCCCACAAATCTCACATTGAGAGCCTTTTTCATATCTAGACTTTGCTCTATCCCTCACATATTTGATAGGGTCTCGAAGCAGAGTTGTTCCGGACATTTTTGTCTCCTTTTCTTCTTTTGTAATTATATTATTTTGAGGGGATAAAGTCAAGGTGCAAATTACAATAGGTACGAAAATAACTCATTAAGTAAAGAAACCTGCATTTATATTCTGCGTCAGTTCCTGAATCATTTGCGTATTGCCTACTTTTTTAGCAACTCCATCTACATCTGTAAGATACTGTTCAGCATAATTACCGTTTCTAACAAAGTATAGTGCATTAGGCACTAACGTTGTTGGTAATACTGTTACTTTAAAAAATCTTATATCTGCCATTTTACCACCCTACTGTTTCCCAATTATAGATTTCAACACTAAATATAGCTTGAGGGATTATAGTGCTTGGCCCGCTGGAAGGATAGACCTGGTCTGGATTCTCTAGCACTCTTTTACCTGAATGTAGCCAATCTACTTGTGCTGGAAATACGTAAGTAGCCCAGTTTATTTTTGCTGCCGGCTCTAGCCTTTCCAGTAATTCTATCATACTACGCTTTCCTTGATTGTGACTTTCTTAGGTATACCCTTAAAAGTTAGTCCACTCACAATGTACTCAAAGTTAACATAATATATTCCTGGGGCTAAAGAGTCTGTATTGGATAGAGTAAATAGATAACCTTGAGTCACTTCTGGACTAGTATAATCTGCAACAGTAAACGTTTTGAGTACTGCAGCTGATTCTAATGGTACTTCGCCTCTCTGAGACGCTTTTAGTACTGCGGTTACTCCTGAAATAAGTGACTTAGTGCCAGTTACTACAGCGGGAATAACCAGGCTCTCGCCTTGATATATAACGTACATTAAAAACCTCCTGCGCTAGTTTTATAGCTATAAAGCGCGTACCTAATAGCGTCGGCCATGTGGGACGCATCATTATGTAGTGGCTTTTCTTTTTGTAAACTTTGATTTGGATCCCACTGGTACTGGTCTGTTGCATATAGTACCTGTTTTAGTTCTGGGTCGATAATAATTCTATCGTTGTCTGCTAGTGAAGCTACATAGCCTATTCCATCTAGTAAAGACTTCTTGGCGTTTGTAGTGGGAATATCGTATTCTTGTGCGAAGTCATAACGTTGCTGCTGGTTAGCTGAGTCAATATAAATATAGTCTATATTCCACTTATCCATTAGCCTTTTAATATTCTTAGCATGTCCAGAGGTAACTTCCTCGTTATCTAGGTATTCATCTAGTATATAGAACTTTTCATCTTCCCAGTTGAACGCTATAACACACATTGCTGTTGGGTCACGGAAACCAAGGTCAAGTCCTGCGAATACGTCGCATTTCTTAAGGTTTAAATCCTTAGTCTCACGAACACACTCTTCTTTGATCTGCCAGCATTTACCTTCGAAGGTAGAGAAGTCGGCCTCATATTCCTGACGGAATTCTGCATCTGACATAGACTTTCTGGCTTCCTGAACGTCTTGCTCGGACATTCTAGGATTATCTTTATAAGTGGCCTTTACTGAGAACCACTGTGGAAACTCGTCGGAAAATCCTCTATCGAATAACTTAGAGAACCAGTTATTCTTACCACGAGGAGTGGAAATAAATAGTGCTTTTGAATTTGGCTTATCTAGTGTAGGTCTTAGTGATACGTTGAATGCATCTAGTCCGTCTGTAAGCGCGGCTTCGTCAAAGATAATTAGATCATAAGAACGACCTACGCAGCTATCAACCTGATTAATAGAACCGATTCTAATTGTGGATCCGTTAGATAGCTCAATAACTCTATCTTTTGCGTTATCCTTAGCTACTTCTAGATTGAACCTCTTAATAAGCGATCTTTGTAAATCAAAAGAAATACTCGATAGATTATAGTTTGGCGCCATGATTAGTACATTGGAGCCAGGTACTAATGAAACTACCTGGCCCACAACGTTTGCTATGTAGGTCTTGCCTTGACGACGTGATAGAGCAGCACACCCAAAACGATACTTAGGGTTATTTATACCATTTATAAGAGCTATCTGAGAGGGTAGAGGATCTATCTCTAACTCTTTTAGATAGTTTCCAATAGGTACGCGCATAAACGCACTTGGATATTGAACTATAACGTCTTGTGGTATGTCTGCTCTACTTACTATCATATTATTCCTAAATTACTTTGAGGTTGCTCTATATATTCCATCCCAATTAGTGGGAGGATTACTCTTATATTCTTTAATTCTTTCCAGCATCATATCGTAATACTGGGTCATTTCATCTTTCCAGCATTTCTTTAGATCATTTGCGTACTTTTCCGCAACTTCCCAATGTCCTTGACGATATAGTTCTAAGAACTTGATATGGTTTTTCTCAGCTAATGGATCATGGAACGGTAACACGGTAAATATTGTGGCGGGCTCGGTCTTACCTTTTACTGCGAGTAGATCGAGCTCAACGACTTGGTATGTTTCTCGCACATACTTAGCCGTTTTTGGTCCAATGACGATTTTGACCCCGTAAGGCTTGGATTGACCTTCGAGGCGAGCAGCAAGATTAACGCCATCGCCAAGACAGGTATAATCAAAACGCTGATCAGAGCCCATATTGCCAACAACCACGGTATCAGTATTAATACCGAGGCCCATACCAAAAGCTGGTATACCTTCTTTCGTAATTTCTGCATTAAATTCCTCCAGGGAACTCATCATCTGGAAAGCAGTCTTTACAGCATCCAGTGCGTGCTCTTGATTATTAACAGGTGCATTCCAGAATGCCATCTGAGCATCTCCGATGTACTTATCTAGTGTGCCCTTGTTCTCAAGAATTGCTTTAGTCATAGCAGTCATGTAGCGGTTCATGATCTGCGTGAGCCCCTGCACATTCTTACCATAGTGTTCAGAAATTGTAGTGAATCCGCGAACGTCTGTGAACATGATTGATAGTTCTTGTTCAGTGCCACCAAGTTGTAGTAGTTCTGGCTGACGTTGTAGCTGAGCAACTAAGTCTGGGCTTAGATAGGTACCAAACTGCTTCTTAATCTGTTGTTTCTGTAGGTACTCACTGATAAATTTAACGGTATAGATATGTAAGTAAATTACCAATGCTGCAAGAATGTTGAAGGAAATATCAAACAATATCATACTATGGGTAAATAGATAGATTGGAGCGTAAACATACCCAACTAGCAATATACCAATCCAGACTATTGAATACCTTAATCTTGACAGTATTATAATCGACAACGAAAGTACCACGAATGCCACAAGATCAACAAGACCTACCCAATTCGGAATTGATACTGAATCTCCCTTTATCAGAGTTTCAAGCAGACTGGCTTGTAGCTGATGGGGGTGCTGCGCGCCTGAAGGAGTTGCTACAGGATTATTCAATCCAGCT